ACCTTCAGCGCTCCCTCCTGGACTACCGACGCAACCTCTACCGGCCGACACCGATGCAGACCGTGGTAGACTGGGCCGAGGCATCGCTCCGGCTGACCCAACGGCAGACCGAGCACCCAGGGCCCTTCTCGACCTCGGTACGGCCGTATACCCGGGAGCCCATGGAATGTTGGAAAGACCCGACGGTCTACGAGGTGACCCTCTGCTGGGGATCGCAGACCAGCAAGACGACCACCCTAATGGCCGGCCTGGCCTGGCTAATCGCCAACGAGCCGAGCCCGGCCTTGTGGCTGATGCCTACCGAGTCCTTGGCCAGGTCATTCTCGAAGTCACGCTGGCTGCCCATGCTCGAGGACAGCCCGGCCATGCTCGAGTGTTACCCGGCCGAGGCCGACAAGATCACCAACCTCGAGCAGAACTTCACCAGGTCGACCCTGACTTTCGTAGGATCCAACAGCCCGGCCAACCTAGCCAGCCGCCCGGTTCGGGTGCTAATCGCCGACGAGGTGGACAAATTCGCCGAAGCCACAGCCCGGGAGGCCGACGCCCTCGACCTGGCCGAGCAGAGACTCAAGAGCTTCAGCAGCTCCAAGGCCTTTATGACCTCAACGCCCACCGTGGTCGAAGGCCGGATCTGGCAGCGCTTCCTCCGCGGTGACCAGCGCCGCTACTACCTGCCTTGCCCACACTGCCGGGAGTACATCAAGCTCGAATGGCGGCAGGTGACCTGGGACGACGCCAAAGCCGAGGACGGCAAGCACGACCTGGGCAAGATCCGAGCCTCGGCTCACTACGTCTGCCAGTTGTGCCAGGGCAAAATCACCGACTCTCACAAGGTGGCAGCCCTTCGACATGGCCAATGGCGCCCAGAGAACCCAAACGCCATGCCTGGTGTGCGGTCCTACCACCTCAGCAGCCTCTATAGCCCCGACCGCAAATGCACCTGGGGATATCTGGCAGTGTCGTTCCTCGAGGCCAAGGCATCGATGGCCGGCCTCCAAGGCTTCGTTAACGGCAACCTGGCCGAGCCCTGGGAGCAGCAGGACGTGCAGCAGGAGCGCACCGAGACCGCGGCTACCGTGACTGTCGATGGCGGCCGGCGCTACCTGACCGCCGACGTCCAGGCCGTGGCGCCCTTCCTCTGGTGGGTGTGCCGAGAGTGGAAAGACGGCAACTCTACCCTGATTGCTGCCGGCCATGCCGATGACTTCGCAGCCCTACGACGGGTGCAGGTGGCCCTCGAGGTCCATGACATGGATGTCGGCATCGACAGCGGCTTCAACACGCAGACGGTTTACGACGCCTGTGCCTCCTATTCCTCGGTGACATCCAACCCGATCAACTTCCCTTGTGGGCTCCGATACCCTCCAGAGGGCGGCCTCCGCAAGCCCATGGTGATCGGCTGGATGCCGCTCAAAGGCCGAGAGACCGGCGCCCGGTTCACAGCAGCCACCGGGGCGGTGCATCCGTTCGGCCTGTCGACATCATCCTCGATGAGGACCGACGTGGTGCAGCCCCTCCTGGTGTTCGACACCGAGCACCTCCGAGATATGTTGAGCCGCCTGCGAAAAGGCGACATCGACCGAGAATGGGGCGTCCATCAGGATCCGCCCAGCGTCCAGGCCGAAGGTGCCTACATTGCCGAGCCCGACCTGTACTGGCGCCACCTGGACTCTCACGTCCTACGACCCCAAGCCAACCGCGCCGGCCGCATCAAGCACGTCTGGGTTAAGCGAAATCAGAAATGGCCGGACCATCTTCACGACTGCGAAATCATGCAGCTCGCCATGGTGATGCTTTGGAATGATCTGGTCACGTCAAGCGAGTCAATAGCCAGCTAACCTATTGAAGTCACCCTGGGATCGGTGAAGATCCGCCCGAGGTGTTCACGTTTACCGTAGCCATCAAGAGGGCCTATCTCCGCAGTGTCTATGCGACACTGGGCGGTGTGACGCTCCTGGCTGCCCTGGCTGCTAAGTCTATCGCCGCGGCCACAGTAATCGAGTCCGGCCAGGTGGTCCGGTCGACCTCATCCTCCGATGTCTCGGTAGAGTTTGCCGAGCCCGGCAAAGGTGCCCCCACACCATCCGAGATGGTCGAGATGTGGGAAAGCCTGGTCGATGACTACGACCTGGCTGTCGATTACCTCGAGCAGGACGGCAACCTTACGCCCACCGACGCCCAGATCTACACCAAGATGGTGACCGTGGTTCTGGTTGCAGCCACCAGTTTCGGCGGTGACTTTTCAAACTTCCGCCGTGAGGCAAGCTATCGAGGCATGAGTTGATGGGATTCCTCGACACCATCATTCAGAAGTTCCGGTCGGCACCTGTCGACCGCTACGAGGGCGCGTCCAACTCGATCCGCCGGTCCTTCCTGGACACCAGCTACACCTCGGTGCGGTTCGATGTGACTGCCTCTACCCGGCAGCAGATCGTCCGAAAGAGCCGATTCTTCGAGCAGAACAACGCGGTGATGAATCGCCTCGGTGACCTGTTTGAGAACTACACCGTCGGCAGCAACTTCTCAGTCCAACCGGCTTCCTCGAATCCCGACTGGAATCTCCGAGCTAAGAAATGGTGGGACACCTGGAGCCGCTACCCTGACATCGGATCCCGGCAATCTTTTGGCACCCTGATGAGCCTGGCTGCCCGTGGATGGTTCTACGACGGGGAATCCTTTATCCTCCTGACCAAGGGCGAGACCGGCCGGCCCCGCCTGCAGCTAATCGAGCCGCAGCAGGTCTCCACTCCCGCTGGCCAGGAGGGCCTTCCCGATGTGTTCGATGGCGTCCGGTTCGATCCTAAGACGGGTCGGGCCATCTCCTTTTATTGCGGCCAGGAGCAGCAGCAGGGACAGCTCACCGACATCCGGTCCATTTCTTCCGACTCGGTGGTCCACATTTACGAGGCCCAGCGTGCCGGCCAGCTCCGCGGCCTGCCTTTTGTTGCGTGCGTCATCAACGACCTGCACGACTTGGACGACTTGCAAAAGCTCGAGATGGAAAGCTGCAAGCTCGCCTCGAGCGTGGCCCAGGTGATCAAGACCAGCTCCGGTGAGGTGCAGGCAACCAGCCTCCGATCCGGTGTTGCTGGATCCCAGGGCACCGCCCAGAACTACTACGAGAACATCTTCGGCGCCTCGGTCAAGGTTATGAAGACTGGCGACGAGTTCGAGCAGTTCAGCGCTGACCGTCCCAACGTCAATATGCGCGAATACTGGCGCAGCCTCACCGAGAAGGTGTGCGCCGGCGTCGGTATTCCTTACGTCCTGGTATTCCCAGAGTCGATGCAGGGCACCGTCTACCGGGGCTCACTCGATATGTCTTCGGTGTGGTTCCGCAGCCGCCATCAGGTGATGGCCTCGGCCGCTCGACGTATCTGGGAATACGTCATGGAGTACGCCATCCGCACCGACCCGACACTCAGAGACAGCCCCGACGACTGGTACGAGGTCGCCATCCAGGCACCCCGGGCCCCTAACGTCGACGTCGGCCGCAACTCTGCCGCCCAGCTAAACGAGCTTGGTGCCGGCATTACCACCTACGACGAGATTTACGGAGCCCGAGGCATCGACTGGCGATCCGCCCTGGAGGCCAAGGCTCAACAAGCCCGGTACATCCAAGACCTGGCTGTTAAGTACGGACTCGATGTCTCGCAGATCTCGACCGCTCAAAAGCAGCCGATAGCCCCAGAGCCGGCCGCTGCCGCTCTCGAGCAGCCGCCTTCCGAAGAGATGCCCGAGCCGATCCCGGCCGAGCCCATCGAAGAGGTGGTTGCGGTGCTCGAGCCCAAGAAGCGGAAAACCAGAGCCAAGAAAACCGAATGACTAAAGTGACCAACTGGCTTTCCTACAGCCCCCGAGCCTCGGTCCATGAACCGGCGGTGCTCCAGATATTCGACCAGATCGGCGAGGACTGGTTCGGTGGTTCAGGCATTTCTGCTAAGGCATTCTCCGATGCTCTCCAGTCTGTAGGCCCCGGCCCCCTGGTGGTCGAGATCAACAGCCCCGGCGGCAACGTCTGGGACGGCCTGGCCATCTACAATATGCTGCGAGGCCGGCAGGCGCCGGTGACAACCCGGGTGGTCGGCATCGCTGCCTCGATTGCTTCCGTCATAGCTCTTGCAGGTGACAGCATCGAGATGGCCGAGGCCTCGCTGTTCATGATCCATGACCCGTCTGGAATGGTGGCAGGCACCTCAGACGATATGCGGAAGATGGCCAACGCCCTCGACCAGCACGCGGAGATCCTGGCCGGCATCTACACCAAGCGCACCGGCAAGACCTCAGCTCAGATCCGCGCGGCAATGACCGCGGAAACATGGTTCACCGCCCAGGAGGCCATCCAGTTCGGTCTGGCCGACAAGACCACCGAGCAGCTCGCCATGGCCGCCTGCTGGCATCCTCGGGCTGTCACCAAGACCGCCCCCGAGACCGTCCGAAGTAACCTCCGGCGCGGCCTCGAGCAGTATGCCGAAGGCCTGGCCGGTGATGGCCTCGAGAAGCAGACCGTCCTGGACGCCGAGGCCCTGGTGGCCGGTGAGGCGCCCACCGAGGACAAGGTTAGAACAGCCAACGCCTGGTGGGGACGCAACGAGCGCTTCCTCGAGGCCGAAGCCAACACGCCGGCTGACGTGGCTGCCAACCTTTGGGGAGGTGCCGCCGGCCGTGACTGGTTCAAAGCGCTTTATGCCCAGCTCGAAGTCGAGGAGGGCGAAACCACAGACAAAACACTTTCGACCGGCAGCACTAACGCTGCCGACGATGGCGCGACAACCGCGCCGACATCACAGCAGACACCACACAACATGACTGATTCAAACACCGTGGTGGCGGCCGCTCCTAGTGCGCCGACCGCCCTCGACATCGACGCCATCGTCGCCAAGGCCGTGGCCGCTGCCATCAGCGCCAAGACCATCACCGCCGCCCCTGCACCGGAGCCCGTCGCCCCGGTTCGCATCGAGAACCTCGGCAATGCACTGCTCGAGAAGCACAAGGGCTTTCAGGCCGGAAATGACCGCCGCAAGTTCTTGGTAGCCAACCACTCCGAGCTGTTGCGCCAGAGCGCCATCCACGCCCCCCAGA